ACGAGGCGTTCTTGTTGACCGTGAGATAGTTCGGATATTTGTACAGGGCCATGGTCGCTCCACTCGACCGCGACCGAACTCAACGGCGCGTCGTCCGGAGGTAATGGCCTTTTGCTAACAATCTGTTGGCGCGCCGAAGTGTCTGATCGCGCTGGGGAAAGTTCGCGCCCGCGATCCTTGGCTAACAAATCCTTGCGCGCGGCAGGGCCCGGCGGGGACGCCGGCGCCGTCCTTACGACTTGCCCCGGATCTGCTTGTTGCGCCGCCGCGTCCATTCCTCGGCGCTCAGCCGGTCGTCGAGGCCGGGCGGCGGCGCCGAGCCTCCGCCGACCCGCGCCGCCGGCCGCACCCCCTGCGCCGCCTGGACCGCGCGCGCCTGCTTCCTCTGCGCTTCGAGCAGGTGGAAGCGGTGCGCGTCGTGCAGCACCTTGACCATGCGCGGATCGGTGAACTCCTCGATCTCGCCGCGGTCGAACCCGTATTTGCGCACGCCCGTGTCGAGCAGCTCGGCGGCCAGCGCGTCGGACCAGCCCGCGATGTCACGCTGGAGCTCGGCCCGGCCCTCCTCGATCAGCCGCGCCGTCTCGCGCTGGCGCTCGATCCCGCGCTGCTGCGTGAGATGGGCGAGCCGGCCGGCGGCGGCGCCGCGCGCCTGCTGCAATTGCTGATATTGTCGCCACCCTTTCTGCGCCTCGAACGGATCGTCCTGCTCCCAGCTGTCCCAGTCGACCTTCTGGAAGCGGGCGATCTGCTCGTCGATGGCGAGCAGCTGGGCGCGGGCGCCGACCTCCTCGGCGCCGGCCTGGTGGATAGAGGCGCGCTCCGCCTCGATCGCCCGGCGCAGCTCGGCCACTTCCTGCGTCTTGCGGGTATAATCGGCCTGCATCATGAACGCGCCCTTCAGCGCCTTGGGCACCTGGTGCGCGACCCCGTCGACGATCACCTCCTCGAGATCGGCTTGGCCGCCTTCCCCATCGTCGCTGTCTTCCGGCCCGTCGCCGCCTTCGTCGTCGGTGTCTTGCCCGGCCGCGTCCGCCGCGATGTCGGTGTCTTCCGGACGCTCGTCGGCGCCCGCGGCCTGATCGGCCTCGGTTTCAATCTCCATCTATTGCTCCTTTGCTTTGGGCTCGCGGATTTGCCGCAAACGTCGTTGCCGCCTTGAGAATTTACCGGGATCCGGCCGATCGTCCCTCGCCGGGACGCGCGGAAATCACGGCTTGCACCGGTCGTTTCCCTGAGGTTGCTGCGCTCTTCGCGCATAACTGCGCGTCAACGGGAGAACGCCATGCGCACCCTGAACACTTTCGAGCTGGCCGCGGTCGCGGGCGGCGCCAGGCCGCGCCTCGCCAGGATCGTGACGAACCCCGGCGGCTTCGTCAGCAAGACCATCGTCAAGAATCCGAATCTTCAGATCTTCACGTTCGGGCCGACCCTTCTTCCCCGGATCGCGCCGATGTGAGGCGCACGCGCTCGGCTTCCAGGCCGGCGTATTTTCACCCCATCCACCCGCCTTCTCCGAAATAGGGCTCCCGCCGCGGCCGTCTCCTGACGATCGGTTCGCTCGGCACGTCATACGCCACGCACATCAGGCCGAACGCGTCGGCGCCGTGGCTTGACCAGTCGTGGTTCGGCCCGAGCCTGGAGTCGCGCGCCTTGTCCTTCTTCTCGTGATACCAGCCGAGCGCGCCGCGCCCCGCCTCGGTCGTTGCCTCGTCGAACCAGATCGAGGGGAACAGCCGACGCGCCTGCTCGATCCGCGCTGCCGCCGCGCCCCTGCCCTGGTTCGGAACCACCGTGACTTCGTATCCGGCGTCGCGCAGCGCGCTCTCGTAGGAGACGGCATGGACCCGGTCGAAGGTCGCGCCGTCGTGCGGCAGCCAGATCGATGCGCGCTCCGGCCCATAGCCTGCGCTTCGCAGCCAGGCGACATGCGCCGCCAGCGGCTGGCCCTGCGCCTCGTAATAGTCGCGCACCCTGATCTCGCGGCCGATGAACTGCGCCGGCCAGATCGCGCAGGCGTCGGCCCGCGCCCCCGCGCCGCCGATGTCGAAGAACAGGCGCACCTTCATCAACGGGTCGAAAGCGACCTTGCCGATCCGCCCCTGCGCGCGGGCCTCGACCAGCGGGCTGGCGTAATAGGCGCCGGCGCTGACCGTCACATAATCGCCGTCCCAGATATGGCCGTATTGGTCGGGGTTCTTCGCAAGATCGAACTCTCTTTCCTTCTCGAGCACGTCGGTGAACCAGGGATTGTCGGTCCAGCGCGCGTGGACGACGACCGCTCCCGGCGGCAGCTCCGGCGCGCGCAGCAGCTTGTCGACTGCGTCGGTCTTCAGCCGTGGATTCCATCCGAACCATAGCTCCGATCCCGGGGCGCGGATGGTCGGCCGCAGCAGCTCGAGGCTTCGCGCCGACAGGCACTGTGCTTCCTCCACCCAGGCCCGGTCGAATCCCTCGAGCGACTTGATGCTCTCGGCATTATAGTCCTGCATGCCCTGGAATGTGATGAGTCCGTCGCCGGGCGTCCGGATCACTTCCTTGTAGATCCTGAACCCCTGCGCCTCGCCGAGCCCCTGGTTCGCCAGCCGCCTCTCGATCAGCTCCTTCGCCGAGAGTTTGAGGTCTTTCTGGATTTCCCGGATGCACACCGCCATCATCCGCTCTTGGGCGAGACAGTCGCGAATCAGCAGGTCGGCGAAGAAATGCGACTTGCCCGATCCGCGCCCGCCCCACACGCCTTTGTAGCGCGCCGGCGGCAGCAGCGGATCGAAGACCGGAGCGAAGCGGAGCGGCGGCGCGACGAACTTCCTGACCAGTTCCTCGAAACTGCCTGGCTTTGCCGCTGGCGCGTGCGCGGAAGGCGGCCCCTCGATCTGCGCGATCCTGTAGCCCGGAGCGGCCGCGATGCCTTCCCGCATCGCCTCGCCGAACTCCGGATATGCCTTCGCCCAGCGGTGGATGGTGACGCGGCACACGCCGAACCGCTCGCCGACCCGCGTCGTGCTTTCCCCGCGCATGAAGAGATCGCGCGCCACCGCGGGATATTGGTCGCTGTAGCGCAGCAAGCGGCCTTTCTTGTAATGGAGCTTTTTGGGCCTTTTCGCCTTGGGCCCCTTCGGCCTGCCCCTTTTCGGCTTTGCCTTCCTCGCCCTGGCCGTCTTCGGCTTGGCGGCGTCTTCTTCGATCGGCTTCTGCTGGGTCATATGCCCTCCACTTGCCCCGCGTGGGGGCGCTCTCCTGTCTGTCCCCGCCGCTCGGCACAGCGCTGAACGCTGTCTGCGGGCTTCCGCTCTGATGTTGTGTTCAGATGTGGGCGGCGGGGTTCGCGCCGCGCCGGGCGCGACGTCGAAGCTGATCGGCCGCGGCCGGCTGATGCCCCGAAATGGGACTCGTCGGCGCGGCCGCTTTCTCTTCTTTCTGATCGTCGGTAGAGAGGCGGAGCAGGCTTTTCCTGTTCTGCAATCCTGGGAAGCCCGGTTTGCGCATGAGCCGGGCTTCCTTTGGGGAACTGCCGGCTTTCCGGTGGGTTTTCGCCCCGACAGTTATCCCTTGCTGTCCGGTAGGGGCGCCCGGTGTCGCAGACCGGGCGCCCTTTCGCATTCGGCTCGAGCGTGGTTCCCCCGCGTGCTTAGCGAGGCTTTAGCCCTTTGCCTTTATCGGTGACGGCTCTCCTTCCACGGAGAATGACCAGGAAGCCCCGGTTCTCGCGCCGAAGAGAGCCCGGGGCTTTTTGCCCGCCGAGGTCGCCGGACGCCCGGTAACTCGCGCCTCAAATCTCGGGGTCGGGCGGTCGCCGCCCCGCCGTCGCGCGCCTGGCGCGACGCGCGAAGGACTCAGCCCCGGCTGATCGATTTCAGGAAATGGGGATTTCCGGCCTCGTCGATCACCTTCACCGCGGTGGCTCCGAAACGGGACTGCATTTGCGTAAGCTGATCGTTGCCGTGGGCGGCCGCCGCTTCCAGGTCGTCGAATTCCTCCGTCCCGATCGAGATGGATCCTCGCATCCAAATCAAGATGAAACCCATCGCGCCCTCCCTCTCCCACGATTGGCGGGAGCCGCCGGAAAAGGCAATGCAGGCGGAGTGGACTCGCCGGATGCTGGACGATGGGTCCTCGCGCCAGGCCGTGGTCAGGTCCGACCGCGTGCTAAGGCCTCGTTAGGAACTTGGTCCTAAAAGAACTGCTCGCTGTTGAGCGGATGGGGGCGTGAAGCCTCGGCTCCCGTGGGGGAGGGCCGGGGCTTCTTCGTGAAAAGCGCGTCGACTGGACGGGCCGAACCGCGACGCGCCGCGGTCCGGCCCTGACCCTGTTCGGCCACCTCCCGTAGACAAGGTCGGAGCAGAGCTGTGCCCGTGCTAGGGTCGTTGGGGCACGAAGACAATCTTCGTCCTAAAAGCACTCTTGCCCTTCTGTCGTGTCGTCCTGGGCCTGTCGGTCGATCCAATGTTGAGTGCCGGTCGCGGCTGCTACGTCCGACGGAACGGGTAATCTGGTCGGCAGGTTCACGTCGCCCGGATCGGAGGCGAAGTGCCCACCCCTGACACAAGAAGCGCCCGAGTCGGCGATCTGCCGCGGGCGCAATTCCGAGCATCATTTATGACCACCTGTTTACTCTTTGTTCTCCTACAAGTCAAGCACTTTTTTCACCCCCATCGGCGCCCGTCGGTTCGCCGATCGTGGGGTCAGGTTTTCCCTGTCCCGCCTGGGGCGATTGGCGGGTTCGTCCGTGATTTCGCAACTGTTCGAAGAAGCTGACACTGGTCGGATAACCCATTTCACGGCATATGCCCGTCAGGGCCGTTGTTGCCCCCGTTCCCCTCAGATATTCGTCCAGAGATCGGGTCGGATCCAGCGGCGATGTCGCATTCGCCCAGAAGCTGTCCCAAAGCCATCGGACCTTCGGATCGGCGCCTGCCGCGACGAAGGTATAAGCGAGTATGAAACGCAGGCTCAGGCTTCGTTCTGCCGGCTTCGACCCGCAGGTGTCGGCGATCTCGTAGAGCGCCGCCAAGGCTCGCATGGTCAATTGTTCGCGCAGAATCGACATTGCAAATTTGCCTTGGAACAGATGCAGAACACAAGGCAAGCGATTCGACGGAGGTTGGTATGTCATCGATCGATGACGGTGAGGTCTGCCTGGAGATACAGGGTGCTGAGCGCGATAGCGCAAACCGATTTCGCTTAACCCTCGCGATCCTCGAACAGGTCGATGCGGCTGCCTCGTCCGCCGTGCCGCCGCTGTCGCCTGGCGATGCGGCTGATCAGCAGCCCGACGGCCAGCAGCGCGAGCACGATGATCCCATAGGCGATCTCGTGCCGGACAGTCATTCGGAGCTCGCCTCGTTGAAGTTCATGACGATACCCGCCTGCGTGGCAATTAGAGCAACGGCGAAGGATGATATCGAGGCGACACCGGATGATCCAGATCAGTCGGTTGGTTGGGCGGTCATTCGGGCTCGGCGGCGTTGAAGGTCATCACGAGCCGCTCGTCGCGCCACAGCGCGGCGCGGGAGGCGCCGACCAGTTTCGTCGCGATCCGGATTGCCTGAACGT